GATTCGCTGGTGGTGATATGAACCGCATTCTGTATATGGTCATTATTGCCCTGCTGTTGGTTTGTGGTGCGCTGTGTCTGGCAACAAACCATTACCGCGATAACGCCATCACCTACAAAGCGCAGCGCGATAAAAAAGTCAGTGAGCTGAAACTGGCGAATGCCACTATTACTGATATGCAGCAGCGCCAGAGTGATGTTGCTGCGCTCGATGCAAAATACTCGAGGGAATTAGCCGATGCGAGAGCTGAAAATGAAACTTTGCGTGCTGATGTTACCGCTGGTCGTAAGCGCCTGCGGATCAACGCCACCTGTCCAGGCTCCGTGCGTGAAGCCACCGCCACCGCCCGCGTGGGCAATGATGCCAGCGTCGAACTCTCTTCAGTTGCTGGACGAAACGTTCTCGGTATCAGAGACGGAATCATCAGCGACCAGGCAGCATTGAGAACGCTTCAGGAATATATCCGTACTCAGTGCCTGAAATAGTTTTTTCAATGCGTTGTATCGTCGCCGTATTTCCGCATTAACAGAGACCGCAGCCCTACGGGGAGACTCCTCTGCGCGAGTGTGCGGGGATAATCAAAAACGATACACACCGGGGTTTACTGCGTTAACGGAGCGCGGCGTTGTCCCCTCATAGTCGCCTGGCCGGTGCGATGGTGGAAGAAACCGGAAATTTATTCAATAAAAAAACCTGCCGGGTTGTTACGGCAGGTTATGGCACATGCAGAAGAGAATGTTGTTGTTATGACGAATTTTTTATCAGATTTTAATGCAAGTATTCAATTCGAAATAACCGAGCCTGAATTACAATATATGTTATGAATTATTCTCTTATTTTTTGAGCCATTCAACAAGACTGGCATGGAGTAACTCTGCAGTAAATTCCTTCACGAAAAATACAGGAAGAAGACACCCTGCATATCAATGGGGGTGACAAATGATTCCGTATTCGAAAGTCGAGTCTCTGGCAGCGTGCCGGATGACTGCACAACAAATCGCTGACGTTCTGGATGTTGATCTGAACCGACTGAAAGAAAATCGGGAAGCAATGACAAATTTTTATGCGTCCATCCGTAAGGGCAGAGCGAAAGGTGAAGCCGAGCTACGGGCGGCATTGTTTAAGCTTGCCAGAAAAGAGGATGCCTTTGCCCTGCGCGAACTACTCAGGGTGGATAAAAATCAGGATTAACTGATGAGCAGACCGGACTGGGGGGCGTTGCAGCAGGAATATATTGCTGAATACACCCGCTCCGGTATATCTCCGGTGGCATGGTGTGAAGCAAGGGGACTGAATTACGCAACAGCCCGTCGTTACATCAAAAAAACTCCGAAAAATGCGCAGACAGAAATGCGCAAAACTGCGCAAAAAAGTGCGCAGAAAAAATCTGCGCAGACTGAGCAAAAGCGGAACGGAAAATCTCAGATAAAAAAGTCAGTATCCGATGCGCGCCTGAATGAGGGCGACGCAGAGGAAATTTCATTCTGTCCCGATGAATTCGGCATTTCTGACCAGCAGGCTAAGTTTGCGATGCTGGTTGCCCAGGGGAAAAAACTCGTTGAGGCATATCGCCTGGCAGGATACGAGTCAGAGGGGAATGCGGCCTACGTAACCGCCAGCCAGCTCCTAAGAAATCCTAAGGTTTATCGTGCCATCAGCTACTTCCGCAATCAGTACCAGAAACGCTATACCGCAGACCTGGATTTACTGGTGAGTCAGTTGATGGCCATTGTCCAGGCCGACCCCAATCAGTTGGCACAATTTCGCCGTGTTAACTGTCGTTATTGCTGGGGCGAGAATCATCTCTACCAGTGGCGCGATATAGCAGAATTCGACAACGCAGCGGCACAGGCTTCCAGAGATGGCAAACCCGAACCGGAATATGGAGGCCTCGGCTTTGTTGATAACGCCATACCTAATCCGGATTGTCCGAAGTGCTGCGGTGAGGGAACGGGACAGCTTTATATGGCTGATACCACTCTGCTTGATGGGGATGCGCGACAATTATATGCAGGGGCAAAGCTCGGGAAATTTGGTGTTGAGATCCTGCTGGAGGATAAGGCTGCCGCCCGGCGCGAACTTATCAAGCTGATACTGGCGACGAAAGGAAGTTCTGCTGGTGGTGCAACTGACAGTCGCAATGATCTGGAGCTTGAAGGACTGAGGCTTCGCAACGAAAAGCTGCGCACTGAGATTGAAAACCTCAAAAAAGGCGTGGGTGGTGAGAATAACGAAATAATTATCCACAACTCTCTGCCGATGCCGGGAGTGGATAATGTCGATTGAAATTTACCTCCCAAAACCTCATGAGGGGCAAATAGCTGCATGGACGGCGGCAATAGAGGAACGCTTCCACGCGGTATGCTGTGGTCGTCGCTGGGGTAAAACGGTGATGCTGGTGAACATCGCTACCAGTTTCGCTACGCGGAAATTTGCCGTTCCTACCACCGGGCAACTTATCGCGGGTAGGGTGGGGATTTTTACCGCGCAATACCGCCAGTACCAGGAAATCTGGGATGAAATTAGCGCCGTTCTGCAACCGCTGATCCTCAGTCAGTCAAAAAATGAAAAGCGCATCATTCTCCGTAATGGGGGGCGCATCGACTTTTGGGTAACGGACAATAACAAACTGGCCGGGCGTGGGCGTAAATATCACGCTGTGCTGATTGATGAGGCCGCATTCACTAAATCGCCGGAAATGCTCGAGGAAATCTGGCCCCGAGCGATACGCCCGACGCTTGTCGATTACCGCGGCTGTGCGTGGGTATTTTCCACACCAAACGGTATCGACGAGAGCAATTTTTTCTACGCGATATGCCACGATGAATCCCTGGGATTTGTTATGCACCATGCGCCAACTTCATCGAATCCGTATATTCCGAAAGAAGAACTGGAGGAAACGGAGAAGAAATCCGATCCGCGCGTCTGGCAGCAGGAATATCTTGCAGAGTTCGTAGACTGGTCCAAAGACGCGTTACTCGATGTCGATAAGCTGCTGGTGGACGGTCAACCAATTGAGATGCCGCCGTACTGCGACATGATTTTCGCAGTGATGGATACAGCGCTGAAAGGCGGGACCGAAAATGATGGTACTGGCGTGGTGTATTTCTCTTATGAGTCAACGTATTCGGACGAGCCACAACTGACGATTATTGACTGGGATGTGACGCAAATTAAAGCGTCATTGCTTCCTGAATATATCCCCGGCGTTTATGACAACCTCGAGCGCCTCGCGAAATTATGCCGTCCGCGTCTGGGCAGCCAGGGAGTTTTTATGGAAGACGCCGCGATGGGGGCAATCCTCAACCAGAAGGCGGAAACCGAAGGCTGGGATATGACGCCGATTAAATCGGCACTAACCAGCAAGGGCAAAGACGAACGGGCGGTGATGGCATCCAGCTACCACTATCAGGGGATGTGCAAAATCGTCCGGGAGGCTTACGACAAGACCGTTTCATTCAAGCGCACCACCGCAAACCACCTCATAAAACAAATCGCCGGATTCCACCTGGCGGATAAAGACGCGCATAAACGTGCTGATGACCTTTTCGATTGTTACACCTATGGATTGATCATCGCGCACGGTAATTACGCGGAGTTGTAAAAATCAGGATATTTTTGATGGCAGAGATCGAGATTACTGGCGGCCTCGGTTCAGCACTGATGCATATTCTTGAGGCTGAAGAAATTCAGCCGGGAACCGACATTGGCTATGAATTGTGTAAACTGCTGTGGCAGTACCACCCGCTGGGCGGGAAACTTGTCGAAAAACCCATACTGATGGCAATGTGTAAGCCGCGTCAGTACAACGTGGAAACCGACCCTGACGAACGGGTTGTGCGGCGTTTCCAGGAGGTGTGGGAGCGCATGAAGGTGAACGAGAAGATTAAAAATCTGTTTTTTCTCTCTCGTTGCTACGGTGCTGCAGCGATTGGCGTGGGTACCGACAGTGTTTCATGCCGGGATCCGCTACCGACTTTCGGGCTCACTGAGGATGATGTGTATATCAACGCTTGGGATCCGTTGAACGCTTCCGGTTCGATGGTGACTGACCAGAACCCAAACAGTCCGTTTTTCCAGGAAGCCAATAAAAAGCTAAAGATTGGCGGAAAAGACTGGCATCCGTCACGCACGTTGAAAATTTTCAACGGCACACCGATTTATCTGGAGTTTCAGAGTTCATCGTTCGGATTCACCGGGCGAAGCGTGTTTCAGCGCGTTCTTTATTCCCTGAAATCCTATATCAACACGATGGAGGCGAATGATCTCGTCAGTCAGAAAGCGGGCGTACTGGTAGCTAAAGTTGTGCAGAACGGTTCGAAACTTGACGGGATCATGGCTGCCGCCACGGGACGAAAAAGGGAAAATGTCAAAGAGGCAAAAAATAAAGGTGTGCTTAGTATCGGGAAGGATGAGGACGTTACCTCGCTGAATTTACAAAACATCGATGGCGCGCTAAATGCCGCCCGCGACAACATTATTTCCGATATTGCATCAGGTAGCGATGTTCCCGCGATTCTCATCAAGGAGGAGGCTTTTTCGAATGGTTTCGGTGAAGGAACCGAGGACTCGAAAGCCATCAGCCAGTATATCGATGGTGTACGCCAGCAGATTGAACCTGTGATGGATTATTTCGAACGCCTGGTGCAGTACATCGCCTGGAACGAGGAATTTTATCAGTCGCTGAAAAATGATTACCCGGACATCATAACCGAGGACTATAAAACCACGTTTTACCAGTGGCGGCGCGAGTTTACCGCGACGTGGCAGGAGCTGGTGGAGGAGTCGCCGGACAAACGCCGGGAAAGCGACAGTAAAGTGATTCAACAGGCGATAGCACTTTTCTCTGCCGTGTCGCTACAGGTTGATCCTGAAAACCGTGCCGCCGTCACTGAATGGCTGGCAAGCCTTGTTAATGCCACGCAGACCTATGGCGAAGCTCCACTCATCATTGATGTGGACGCCCTGGCGAATTATGAACCACCGAAGCAGGAGACGCCTGATGGCAATTTCCAGCCGGGCGGGGAGGAAGAAGAAACGGATCAGGACGCTGTATGAGGTTCTGACGGATGCCGTTAACTACTACGTAAATCACGGGTGGGATAGCGAAAAATCATTGCTCGAATGGTGCCGGAAACTCCGTGTAGCCGCTCAGCGAGAAACCCCTGATGATACCGTAGCCAGAAAACATCTCACCGCTATCTACAGCCGTCTTGTCATCGACGGCGGGGCATTACGGGATCAGCCTCCTGACGGCCCTAAAAAAATCACTGTTGAAAAACTGAAACCTGAGTTTCGCAAGGAACTCGACAGGCGAATTTTCGCCAGTGCCAACCTGATAAAACTCAACCGCGAACAGGCTATCGAGAAAACCATACAGCGTTTTCAGGGATGGGTTACGTCCATTCCGCCTGACGGGGTGAGCGAAATTGATCGCCGGGAAGTGAAGTCCGGTTTTCAGAAGTCCGTGAAGGATATGGATTTTATCAGTCGCCGGGTGGCAATTGACCAGGGACATAAGCTGGCGAGCAACGTTAAGTATCTGCTGGCTGTTCAGAGTGGTGCGATTGCTCTGCGCTGGCATTCTAACTGGCGGCGTCCGGGCTACAAATACCGACAGGACCACAAAGAGCGCGACGAGAAAATTTATCTCCTCCGCGATTCGTGGGCGCTGGAGCAGGGGCTGATTAAGCCCGTATATGGTTTTTATGACGAAATCACTGCTGCCGGGGAGGAGGTTTATTGCAGTTGCGATGCACTGCCGATCTACGCCCCTCAGAAACTACCCGACGAATTTTTAACGGAGAAGGGCAAACGTGAGTTTAACCGAGCTTGAAGTGGCAGAACGCATCAGGGACGGAACCGTACCGTCTCCGGTGAAATTCTCCAACATGTGGCTGGTGAATTTGCGCATAACCGGAACCGGGCTTGCCTATCGCGCCGGGCTGAAAGAGCACGTCTGGCGTGATCCAAAGCTCTATCTGAACGAGGAGTTTTTAAGGCGATGCAATGGCCTTCCGGTTATCACAAACCATCCTGACGACGCAGTTCTGACGGAGGAGGATTTTAAATCGCGGATCGTCGGTAGCGTCATGCTGCCGTATATCCGGGGTGATGAGGTATGGGCGGTGTGCCGCGTTTACCTCCAGAGCATTGTTGAAGAAATCACTGAGGGGGATGTTTCGACAAGCCCGTCGGTGGTGTTCAACAGCACATCAGGAAATGTGGAAGTACAGGAAGGTGACACCAATTTTTTAATCGAAGGCGTTCCTTTCCTTGTTGATCACATCGCCCTGGTGACGAAAGACCACGGCTCGTTGGGCGTGTGGGATAAAGACCGGATCCCCGCAGGGGTTGAAGTGACAAATACAGGTGAAATTGAGATGGAAAAAGAAGAACTCCAGGCCCTGTTACAGGGGGTGGTGAATGATGCCCTGAGCGGCATTAATCAGAAAATCGATGGAGTCGTCACGCGCATGGACTCACTGGAACAGCGGGACAAAGCGCGGGCGGATGCCGAAGAGCAGGCGAAAAAAGAGGCCGAAGAAAAGGCCAAAGCCGATGAAGCCGCAGAGGAACAGCGTAAAGCTGATGAAGCTGCGGCAAAGGAGGCGGAAGAAAAAGCCAAAGCTGACGAGGCGGCAGCTAAAGACGCTGAGGAGAAAGCAAAGGCTGATTCCGAAGCGGAAGAACAGCGTAAGGCTGACGAGGAGGCAGAAAAAGAGCGCAATGACTCTGCCCTGGCAGAAGCACAGGCAAAAGCCGACTCCGCATTCAGTGCCTGCGGTAAAAACGCGCCAGCACCGTTTTCTGGTGAAAATGCGCTGGACTACCGCAAGCGTGCGCTAATCGCTATGCAGAAACACTCTCCGGCACATAAGGACGTCAATATTCGCGCGATTGCGGATTCTGCAACGCTGGCTGTGCTTGAGGACGCAATTTTCAGTGCCGCCCGTCAGTCCATCGAAAAAGAAATGATGAGTACGCAGGGGCAACTGCATAAACGTATCCGCAACGATGAAGCCGGACGTCGCATTACTGAATATCAGGGCGATCCGAACGTCTGGCTGAGTGCTTTCAAAATTCCGGGGCGTCGTCTGGCAAAAATTAACACTCAAGGGAGCCTGAACAATGGCTGATATTAACTTTCATCCGTTTAAAAACCGTGGAGCATTTGGTGGCCTTTTTAACGTCGAATCCCGTGGGCTGATGCAGGGGGATGCGCAGGATGATCCGGCAATTCGTCTGCAACTTTGCTCCGGTCGACTGGACAGCAAAATCACTGAACCGGTATGGGGTGGCGTTGGAGTTATGGAGTGCATTGCTCCCGCGAAAGACAGCGTTAACGGCGCGGTAATTAAACAAGCCACGAAGGACGCCTGTAACGCCTTTACTGTCTTTAATCAGGCATTTCATGGCATTACCACGCCGGATAATCCGGTGCCGTTATATCTCGCGGGTGGCTTTGTTCACTATTACCGCGTTGGCTCAGGTGCCCGCATTCCTCTCCCTGTCAGTGCAGAAGTTGTTGCGCTGGCTGATGGAAATAACACCGTTGCTGCCAGTGGTTTTGTGTGGGATCTGACGAAAAACATGGTTGATGTTTATTCGGGATCACCCGGCGCTAATCCGAAAGTGGATATTAAGCTGCTGATGGTTTCAGTTGACGGAAACCTGACGGTGAAAAAAGAGGATGGCGGTAACGTTGTCTGGGAAATCGGCAAACCGTGCGGCCTGTTTTTAATTTAAGGGGATATTAATTAATGAGCGCATTTACTCCTGCGACTACTATTGTGTCGCCGTCAATGGTGCTGCCGGAAATGATCGTGCAACAGAGCATGGCTTCCGGGGCGTTTGAAGTCCTGGCTGGTGGTGCTCCAGCGGTAAAAATCAGTTCCAGTGATTTGATGGTCTATCAGAAATATCTGCGCATGACCTCGCAGGCGCAGGTCAGCCAGTCTCTGCCGGGTCAGTTACCGTCTTCCAGTATCTCTGGCGGCTATGACGGAATGATGACTTACCGAATTTCTTCCCGCTCGCAATACAGCTATCTCGATACTGATGCAGCAGATCGCTGGGGCTATTCTCTGATTGAAGGCCTGCGCCTGGCTAACCGTCAGGGACACGCTCAAATGTTGCGTAATATGCTGCTGTATGGCGTGAATGCAGCTAATAACGAGGGGATCACCAACTCCCCGAACGCAGTGACGCTGAATCTGGGCAACGACAGCAAAGGGAATGATTCATATACCACCTGGGATTCCGGTGAGATGGCTAAATTTATGCTTGGCCTGATTGCTGACCAGAAAACCCGCATGTTGCTGCTGGGGCAGCCATTAACGACTGTTATTCTGAGCCCACAGCGATTCATGAAGGCGCTGGAGTGGACAGGAATTGTTGAGCTGACCAGTTACCAGCGTCCTGGTGGTGGTACCGGAACGGTGGGAACGGTGGTTAAAGACGTCGCCGATAAGGCAACAGGCGATGACATCATTTTCTGCCAGGACGACACGCTGATCGGTAAGGGAGCTGGTGGTAATGACCTGATCATCGTTACGAACCCGACGATTGAGGTGCCGGAAGCGCGTCACGCCATTAACACCAATATTTTCTCCACGCTGGTACCGAACCAACAGGCCGTCAACGTGATGTTCTGCGACATGGCAGCGCCGACGGAAATCCCGTCCCCTATGCCGGATGGCGGCCTGACCACGTTGTATACCATGCGCGCGACGCCGGGCTGGAACTTCCGCCCTGAGGGGATCACCCTGTTGTCTGCCAAATACGCATAAACGTTCAATCTGATAATGCGGGGAGCATTTAGCTCCCCTTTTTTGTGGGAAAAATTTATGAAGCTCTACATCGCTAACTGCTCACGTCAGCCGCACACGTTCAACTACAAACTCCCCGAAAAAACGCAGTCGTTCGGTGTGACAATTCCGTCCGGACGTCAGCATATGATCGAAAATCAGTCCGATATTATCGATCACATCATCCGGCAGCATGAACCTTACGGGTTCCAGCGTTGTGACAAAGTGGACAAGAATTTTTCCGGTATCTGCTATTCCATTGATAAACCTGTGAGCGTTGGCCGCATTGAAGATTGCGCGGAGCAGAAAACGGAAAATCTGGAATCCATGTCAGAGGAAATTCTCGCGGCCAGCGCCGTATCGCTGAATAACGCAGTGGATCAGGCGGTGATTCAGAGTGGTGAAAAACCTCAACCGGGCGGTATTGAGATGGAAATCACTGGAGAAGCGATCAACACCGAACAGGAAAATCCGCCCAGCACAAAGCGAAATATTAAGGTTAAAAAATAATGACCCTGCGTCCGTCACTGGAGGGATTTATTCGCTTTGTTCGTGACGATATGAAAGTACCGGTTCATGCTATTGCTGACGATGATCCGACGCTGGAATGTTGCTTTCAGTCTGCGATGGAGCTAATCCCTCACGATCAGGGGCTGGAGCGTTTACCCATCATCTATGTGCGAACGGTTTATAACGCTGCCGCCTCATTCCTCCTGAATTTCGCCCCAGGATCGTGGTTTGCCGACCTGAGAAAAAAACTCAACCTTGGGAAGCTGGCTACCGGGCTTGTCAGCGCGGCAGCAGACCAGGGAACATCGGGCTCAATCACTATCAGCGACGCGCTGAGCAATCTGTCTTTGCTGGATTTGCAGATGTTGCAGGATCCGTATGGACGACAGGTTGTTGCGGTGCTGATGCAGATGGGCACGGTATGGGGTTACACGCCATGAAACTTTGTTTTGGGGTTATCGACCAGCCGTATGACTACGGCGACGAACCGGGAAAAACCACGTTTGACGTGGCCTGTGACCTCGAGGAGCGATACGAAATTTTTACGCATTTCTGGGAAATGCATAAGGACGAGATTATCCAGGAGGCAGGGGAGATGGTTGCGTTCCAGCTCATTCGCCATCTCAAAAATAAAGTGCCGTTGCCACCTGTGCAGGTTATGGGCGATACCCGCGGGATTTTTCACCGTTTTCTGGAAGCCGAGGAAATGTCCGGGATGACGATTAACGGAAACCCTGTGCCAACTCAGGCCGCGCTACTGGGCGTTAACTCCAGGCTTAAGGACAAATATACCGGAGAGCGGCGTCCGTCATTCATAGACGGCGGCCTGTTTAAGGGCAGCTTTATAGCGTGGATAGATAATAATGCCGAGTCTTGAGGAATTAGCCGAACAGCACAGTTCGCAGCTCTCGTCCGTTCTTAAATCCGCAGTTGAAACCATCTCGTCAGACCAGGAAATCACGTTCAGGCTCTATGTCCGGCAGGTTCTGCCGCTGGATGGCTTTGTCTATTGGGTTAATGCGGAAATCATCAGTTGCGATGAACTGTGTCGCCTGAATATTGAGTCACCAACTCGTCTGAAAATCAAAGGCAGCCTGCATCGTCAGGTTATTGCGATTCAGGACGAGTCTGTCTCGAAGGATGTGAACAACATTATTTTCACGCCTGTTCAGCAGGTTGATGATTTTAATGTGGAAAATCCCGATGCGATCTATCTCGGTGAGTACGGAGGCGTCCAGTTCGCTTTTTCACGAATGGAGAGCCGTTATCAGCAGTCGGGTATTTTTCATTATCGCGGCATGGCGATTTTGCCAACCATGCGTTCCCAGATTATCGACTGCGAGGAGGATATCAGCGACGAGCAGATCATCTCCAACAGCATCCCGATCTGGCTGCAAATGAAAGATGCCGCGACCGTGTATCCGTCTTACCTGGTACCCCAGAACCTTCGTCCTCCGTATATCGCGGTGGATGTTCGCAACAGTATTCCGTTGCAGGTGGCTCCCGTTGTTTTCGGCGGTGAGCGGTTTCAGCTCGTCCAGGATTCGGTTCGCCTGACGCTTTACGGATTCAGCAACAAAATGGCGCTGGATCTTGTCGACTCGGTGGTGAACAGGGCGCTGGAGGAGGAAAAGTTTGGTGTAACCAATATTCCGGTGGTTCAGGACGCAAAGTCGGGACAGGTTGAAATCAACGCTCTGGCGAAGAAAAAGATTGTCGATTTTGACGTGAATTACTACCAGAGCACCGCCCGGAAAATATCCCGGCAGTTGATTGAAAAAGTTATTTGTAAATATGAGGTTAAATAATGGGGTTTAATATCGTCACGGTGAATGTGTCCCAGACCATCGGGGCCATTCCCTCGAATTTGCAGCAGATGTCTGCGGTTCTCTCGTTTGGCTCCACGACTCATGAGCCGGGAAAGCCTGTATTACTCACCCGTAATCAGGATATTAACGATCTGGTAAGAAATCCGATTGCTGCGTTGTCGGCGGCTGCCGCAGGAAAATCTGCGGCAAACGTCACCGTTACGATGACGCTTCCGGAAGGGAGCAACATCCGACGCGAAAACAGTTCTGAGGTGAAAATTGTTGTTTCCGGGTGTTCGCCCGACGCGTGGAATGGCGAATATACTGCTACCGTCACGGATGAAAAAACACTGACCTGGACGATTGCTGATTCTCAGCTTTCCGGTTCGCCAGTGACACTGGGGCAGTTTTCCATTGTTGGCAGTGAAAATCTGGTGACGGCAGTAAACACGTTTTTTGCCCAGGGAAATTCAGTGGGGATTTACCTGCTGGAGCTGGGAGTACAGAAAGGCGGAGTCAGTAAGGAAATCGCTGCACTGAAAGCTTATATGGAAGATCCGCTCCTGCGTTTTTATGCGTATCTGGTGCCGCAGCCGTGGGATGGTGACGCAGAGTTTATCAGTCTGGCAAAACTCCACACCGCCAACGAAGCGATGCAGTATTTTTTCGTGCTGACGAAAACGCCGGACGACACGAATTACGTTTCGCCTTATGCCGGTATTAAGTCGGTTATTGCAACGGCGGATGATACGTACCCGGCGACAAACGCGGCAGCAGCCGTAATGTGGAACTATGTTTCCGCATCACCTTCAGAAATCAACAAGGTGCCGCCGATGGCATTTCGCTATCTACAGGCGGTAAACGCCCACAAGGGCAAAAATTCAATTCTGGTCACGATGACAAAGCAGAATATTAACTACGTCGACACGGGGGCTGAGGGGGGAATTTCCAACACGATTCTGGTGAAAGGCGTTACCAGTGACGGTAACGATATGACGTACTGGTATTCCGTGGACTGGGTGCAGATTAACGTCGATATGCAGCTCGCCAACACGGTGATCAACGGTAGCAATAACCCAATTAACCCGCTTTACTACAACCAGGACGGGATCGACCGTCTACAGCAGGTCGCACAGGCGGTGTTCAATACGGGCGTATCTTACGGCCTGGTCAACGGTCAGCCTGTCGTCGATGCAGTGCCTTTCCGCCAGTATATCAACACTAATCCGAATGATTACGGTATCGGGCGTTATGCGGGCCTTTCGGCCTCCTATACGCCGATGCGCGGATTTGTCGAAATCATTTTTAACATCAATGTGACAATGCAGCTTTCGTGAGGGACTGAACCGTGCCTAATCCAATGATCCCCGTTGGCACCCTTAACCGGGTTCGCGCCAGCGTTAAATTCACCTCTCATTCCGAACTGAATGTGTCCGCCTCATTTCTGGCAAAAGAAGGCGTCGAATTGTCCTTTCAGGGCAATATCACGGAGTTTTTACCCGCTATGACGGGAGCCGTGCAGTCGCCGCAGCCATACATGATTTTACAGGCGCGTGTTCATCTGCTGCGTAGCCAGGCGCTGGGAAAACAATTCAAGGCTCAATGGGAAAAAAACGCCACGATCGGCGACGCAAAAGTGTATAGCGACAGCACGGTATTCGGTGACTTCGATATCTATAACACGGCGATCACCAACGTGCAGGATATGACCTTCGCCGGGGGCGAGCCGGGTGTGGTCATCACCATTACCGGTACCTATTACATCAACTCTGAAATGTGGGATCTGGTATGAAAATTGCGCGAAATTTAAACCTGATTATTCCTGTCCGGACAGAAAAGGGTAATGGCTGGATTCATGCCACGCCGATCAGCAAAGAGGTGTTTAAAGAGCATTTCTTCATTCTGAGTAAAACTTTTTCTGCCATTTTTTCAGAAGGTCTTGGCGTCGTTGCCGGGCCGCGCGTTGCTTTTCTGATGCTGGAGCGGATCTCGCGTGATTCCGGTATCTGGGACGATGATAAGGGAGTTCGTAATACGCTGGTGAACGAAATAATTCGCCTGGCAAACCTTGTTTATCCGGTGGAGGGCAAAGGTTACGACACAATCCCTCTTGATATGGCGCTGGAGCGTGAAATCGTTGAGCTGGATGATGTTGCGGGTGAACTCGTTTTTTTTACATGCGTCTCGTCGATAAATTCACCGGAGCAGGCGAAGGGGACTATGGATGTGGTCAATGGAATATGGAGCACTCAATGCTCGTCATTGAATCTTACGGAATGGATCGCTTCATTGCCGACATTGAAATCAGCCGCCAGTTCTGGCGCGACGGCGAACACGTCATCAGCGACATCCTCGACTACTCAGCCGGAGCCGGATTCAGAGACATCTGTGCAGATTCCGGTCTGAATGTAAAAACAGCAGCTCAGTTTCGTGAGCTGCTCAAATTCAAAAATCCCGCAGGAGTATTGTGATGGCTGGTAACCAGATGCCAGTTCTGACGCTGGATGTTAATGAAGAACACCTCAGGCGGCTTGAGGCGATATTTGAAAAGTATCGCAACGGACTGATGATTGGCCCTGCCGGTACGCCGCTTAAAATACCTTCAAATACAGGTCCGGGAGGTGGCTCCTGGCAGACAAGCACAGGCGGAGAAGCCAATCAGGCTCCCAGGAAACCATCTTCACCTGCTCCCACCGATGGACGTTTAAGGGATGAAAAAGGGCGCTTTGTCGGTAGCGGAAAAACACCTGATTCGCTGGTGAGCAACTATAAAGGTCGCGGCGAAACGATGTTTGATAAGTATCTCAGTAGTCTGGGTAAAAACGCCAAACAGACGCTGAAAACTTACAAGCAGATCAATTCTACGCTACGGACGACCACTTCGAGATTAAACAACCTGTTTAAAACCACCGTATCGTGGGGGACAAAACTTGCGGTTATGGGCGTTGCCGGGCCGTTTGGCTTTGGCATGATGGCTCGTAATGTTGTAGAGAAACAGAAAAATGCTGATGAATTGCAGGCAACGCCAGGAGAGTTAAAGGCGGCAGAAAGCACTTATTCGCCTTATTTTTCCGGTGTTGGTAATTTGCTCAATACACTGGCAGCCGCGCAGAATGACACTCAGCATCCTGCCTACAACGGGCTAATTGGGTTAGGGATAAATCCTAAAAAAGGGGCAACAGAAAATCTCCCTGTGTTGTTAGAAAGAGTTGCTGCTCTTGCAAAGGAGTATGAGGGAACAGGATTAACTCAAGGGATGTTAAACGGGAGGGGGCTGGGTTGGGTTAACTTTGGCTTTGCTAACCAGTTAGTCAAATATCAGGACAAAATACCTGAACTCAATAGAGAGTTTTTATTGCGGGCTTCTCAGAATGACTCGTTGCTCACATCTGGACATACACGTCAGTATCAGAATCTTACCAGTAACTTAGAAAATAACTGGGATCGGCTTACCAGTGGATTTCAGGGGGCGCTGGCCGGGAATGCATATCCCTTAATCAGAATTTCTAATGGCACCACGAATGCTGCCCTGAATTTCATGAACGGTGAGAACTTTAAAAGGATTCTGACAGATGTAGAAACGGGGCTGGATAAACTTGGTAAGTACGTTAATGGCCCGGATTTTAATAACGACCTGAATAACTTTGCCGGAAATGTTGCAAAGGTCACTAAGGCTCTTGGCGGATTTGTTGGTTTTGCGGCGGAGCATCCCTGGCTTTTTGGGGCAGCGGTTATTGCCGGAGGAAGCGGGGCTTTCACTGGAGTGGCGAGTGCGGTTGTAACTGCGATGATGAGGCATCCGTTGATCTCTGCGGCAATGGCTTATGGTGCTTATGCGTATAAAGATCACGAGAATATCATTGCTTCGGCAAATTCATCATGGGACTACACCAAGAGAAATGTTGGTGATGCGCTTCGCTGGATAGGTATTGATACCGATCTGGGGCGCAAAAATACCGTTCAGGGAACGCCTGAAATCGCTATGGACATTCCGGGAGTAGCGACAGTAAACGGGTTGCAGGATTACGTAAGAAAGATAAACCGGGAATCATTATTACCTGAGAATATGATGGCGGCAATTGCCGAAAAAGAATCAGGATGGAATCCAAATGCAATCAGCAAAGCTGGTGCGAAAGGTTTATTTCAATTTATTCCAGAAACAGCAAAAGCTTATGGATTAGAGGGAAATGACGTTTTTGACCCAGTTAAGTCAACGCATGCCGCTGCCAGATATCTTACTGATAGCATGAAGCGTTATGGTGGTGATATAGCAAAAGTTCTGGCCCAGTATAATGGAGGCAATGTTGCTGTAGGGAAAGATAATACCCTGAGGCTCAAAAGTGAAACAGTGGACTATCTCCTTAAGCTCATGGCACAGATACCAGCTATGAGAGAGCAGAGGCCGATGCTTGAAGGTAAATTACGAAATGCTCAGCAGGTACTTGCCAGCAATCCAGGCGGGAGAGCCCTTATTCAGCTTGAGGTTCTTCAAAAACCAGGTTCGGATATTTCGGCTCAACTGGCTGGGATGCAACAAATTCCGGGGTAAACCATGTCACTTAATTACTTTGGACAAGCTTTCAAACTGGCGTTTGAAGTATCGCCCATTCTTTTAGTTGATGGCATAGCGTCGAAAATTCCTGGCGGGGTGATGCCGATTGCTGTTCTGACCGAAGGACTAAGCATCGCGAACGGTCTGCTGCATGGAGAGATTCGTACACGCTCGATGGCAGCATTCACGCCAATGGCGGGGACAACGTTAGTCCAGCAGGATATCTGCAACCTGAATTTCTATAACCAGGTAACGGCAGCGAATGCGACCGTCAGGAAGCCTAACCGGGTAGTCATGCAGATGATCCGCCCGGCATCTACGGAGGACGGTGGCTACACCACGAAGGGAATGACGTTCACGGCGCTGAAAATGGCGCTTGATATGCATAACCAGTATGGCGGTTGCTACACCGTTCTGACTCCCTCGTTTATCTACACGCGCTGCCTGATGCGGTCGTTTATCGATACATCCGGTTTCTCTGAGCAGAACAAGCAAGTGCAGCACACCTGGCAGATTGAGTTTGAGCAACCATTGTCGTCTGTCGAACAAACAGTAAAGACGCTGGCGAGCGTTCTGGATAAATTTGATAAAGGGATGCCGTCAGACGGGCCGCTATCGTGGTCAGGTATTAAGAACCAGGTCGTGCAGGAGTTTGGTATTGGCTTATGACAACGTTAATTCCTTTCAAACCGGACGGGCGAGGTCCGTTTCAGTTCACGGCCAGAATCGGAGAATATGAAACATTCGCCCGCGTTCCGTTTAATCTGTATGCAAATCGTTACTACCTGGAACTGAAAGACAGTTCTGGCGACGTGATTGTGTACATGCCGTTGATCGCGTCACCTGACAATTACGACATCAATCTGGCGCTGCCTTGTTCACCGGGGAAACTTGTTTTTCGCGAAAGTACGAATCAGTTTGAGGTTTCGTAATGCATTATTATCGATTAGAAATTATTAACCCTAAAACTGGAAAGCCACCTGTATGTCGGAATGGAAAGCCCATTGGACCTTTTGATACCAGTGAAACACTAGGATGTGGGTTGCATGTCGAATTTGACTTTGAAGTAACCGCTCTGGATATAGTCAGAGCGGGAACGATGTTGACGATCTACGGACTGCCAATCGACATGCTGGAGCAAAGCGTGAATTTGCAGGGATGTTTAGTTCGTATGAAGGCCGGATTTGTTAAGGGATTACCTTTGGCAAATCCACTGCAACAGGGGGAAGTAATTTATGGCGAAATTTATTTTGCCTACGCCAACTGGATAGGCACAAACCAGACATTAAATCTGGTAATAAACCCCACCATACGTAAAACCGATGATGGAAAACCTTTCATCTTAGAATTTGATGGTAGAACAGGTGAGAAACTGGGAGATGTTATATCCCGTGCTTTAAAAAAGGCATTTCCGAATAAATTGATCGATTGTACCGTCAGTGACAGTCTCGTTTTGCCTGAGCCGTGGAAGGGAACCTACGAAGATATTGGCTCGTTAGCGATGGTCCTTCGTAGTGCTTCGATTGCCATGATTCGCAGCGAAAAATACTGTGGTGTTGGTATTAGCATTCTTTCCGACAGGGTACGGGTTTACGACAACGCATCAGCTGACTGGGGAAAACCGAAGAAAATTGAGCTTTATGAACTTGTCGGTCAGCCTACCTGGATAGCCCCTTTTACCGTCAGTTTTAAATGCCCGTTGCGGGGAGATATTCGATGCGGCGATGTGATCGAACTCCCGGAGGGGCTATATTCAGGCGCAGCGTCGATTGTGATGGCTAATACAACGGCACCCAGCGTTATCGCAAAAAATTCGACCACGTTTACCGGGAAATTTCTTGTGAAATCAGTCAGACACATTGGTTCGTATCTGACAGCCGATGGCGATGCCTGGGTGACGGTATTTGAGGCATATGCTGAGAACTGGGCGAGGGTGTAATGTCAAACGCTCAAAAATTACCGTTTCTCCGAACGCTGTCGGAGATGATGACCAGTTCTGGCAACCAGCAAGCCGAGCTTAAAGGCCGTGAATTGCCCTGCCATGTTGTCGATGTCAGTGGGCAGATAGTGACCGTTCAGTTTGATATGTTGCCAGAGGGGATCAACTTTCCGCAGATAACAATCCCTGTCGCCACATTCCCGTATATTCGTTACCCGATACAGCCGGGCGATCGAGGAGTAACAATTGCCGCTGATGTATCCCTGCGCGGTGTGTCCGGATTGGGAACCGGTATGGCGACGCTCTCTTACTCGATGTCGCTCACTCCACTGTTTTTCGTGCCTCTGGCAAACAAGGACTGGTCCGACGAAGATCCGCAAAAAATCGTTTTGTACGGTCCGGATGGCGCGATCCTCAAAACAGAGGACGGCAGTAGCTCGGTAACGGTGGCACCGGAAGAAATCAGGCAAAAGTCGAAAGCTGTTTACCTTGAGGCCGAAGATATTTTCCTGAACGGGAAAATTCACCTCAACGGTCCAATCGTCCAGGACAAAGCCCAGATGAAGGATACAACCGCTTCGCTGATTGGTCCTCTTAAGGTCGAGAAAGATGCAGTTATCAACGGCGTGAGCGCCAGCAGCCACAGTCACGATGTGACTGGTGTTCAAAGCGGTGGCAGTACGATCACGTCGAAGAAACCAAATCCGGGTTAATACCGGTTCATTTCACTTTAAATACTACCCATAAAACGAAACCCCGACTGTTGGCCCAGTCGGGGTTTTCTGTTTCTGACCTTGAATAAGGCAAGGGATAATTACGTATGTTTGGAGGTCTTCCGTGATTAATTTTAGCGGAGGAGACTGGATTGTGGAAGCTCTAAAATTGCTCGAAAGAAGTCCGGTTCTGAGAAGAATGTTTTATGCAGTTCTTATAGTTATCGGAGGGTTTGCTGTTGCTAAATCTCTTCCGGGAATCGCAGAGATCATAAAGGTTCTAAATGGATAGCGAACTGATTCTTAAGTCTGAGACAACCCCACAAGGGGCTGATAAGGCTGCGAGAATAATCGCAGTATGTCGGGGTATTCGGCATATTCTGACTCCAGTAGCGTGGATCATTTGTACCGCTCTGGTTACCGGTACCCTAATTTACTTGAAAGGTTGACGCATGAGAACATGGGGCCGCGTCACCGACGCGAACGGCAACAAAAAATGGGTTGCCGTAGAATCTGACGCCAACGGCGATTTTTCTTACGGCTGGCTGACGACGCTCATTCAGACGTTAAAGCTGGGGTTGGGGGAGTCGCCGTTTTACGCGAACTACGGTATTCCCGCGCAGCAGTGCATCGTGCAGCAAATTTACCCGGACTACTATGTGAACATGGTTCAGCAACAGTTTGCCGGGTATTTTGCATCGCTGGCAATTTCAAAGGTAGATGGGGCAGAGAACCCCACCTATAACATCGATGTTGTGTTTTTTAATGGGACCAGTTACCGGACGCAGGTTCCGGTTTGAGGCAAGTTTTCGGGCATCAGTTGGGCCAGTGGCGTGTTAAGAAGTTCATCGCGTGGCATGACAATCCATCCACTTTTGCGTAGTAAGTGAATTGCCCATTCTGTGGTTATAACTGAGCCTGATTTGTGGTGCTCAATGTGGGTAACAGAACCGTTTCTGACGCGCATGATGATGTCAACATTCAGAGGGGATTGTGTGCTGGTGGTATCTTCGCGCAGCTTCTTCTCGCATTCGATAAAGTATCGGCGGATTTGGCGGCTTTTTTCGTTGCGCTCGACCATTGCCAGCTCTTTGGCAGTGTCTAGGGTGAGGTGGTAGTCCTTTTTCCCTCGTCCGTGACCTATTTCCCGTTTTTGGGAAATAGCTATGTAGTCCTGATTTTCTATGAATTCATACTCGCCGATTCGCTCGGTGATCCAAGTAGCAAAGCGTTTACCTACTTCGAGAAAGGTGTGCAGATCGCGAGCGTTGCAGAGAAGGGTAGTTTCGTTTGAAACAATGCCGTTGAATACGGGAATTAATTGGCTGGTCATAGAAACCTCGTGAAATTTTTTCGAAATTGTGGTGCCAGGAGGTTCGAAACGGCTTCACGAAACCGCGGACTTATTTCCCTTTCGGGTGTTGTATTCGTCGCCCTCCCGACATTGATCGGGGATGTGACCGCACATTGTGCCATCACTGAATTGTAGGCATAAAAAATCCAACACTGACGGGGTTGGTCTAGGCCGCGTGAAAGAGGTTTCGACGCCTCATTCGCCCAATCATACTCAATTGGGCGCGGTTGTAAAGTCCAACAACTACTTATTTTCAGCTACACATTTTTCAAAATTTTTTATCGAGTCATTGAAAACTGAATTCATTATCTCATAAGTTTTATGATCTATCTTTTTGTCTAGATAATCTTTATTGTTTTTCTTTATTTTCTCCTTGGTATCTGTAATGGCTTTTTTACAAATTTGATAATTTATTTGCTGATCGTTTAAACCGCCCCCATTGACAATTAAAGAAATGGCCGTATTCATGTCTTGTATATTGTAGGAATAATGTAATGTGTCATGGGTTGGATGGCTGGGATTATCATAATAAACATTACCGAATTTCATTAACATTATTCCCGATTTCCCATAAACAGAATCAGATAAGTATGCGGCATTCATATTTCCGGCAGTAAAATTATCAGTATGGCATATAAAACGCCGACCATATTGAAGCTGTAATTTATGCATGGCATCGTTGCAGGCAGCTCTTATTAGACGGGTATGATAATTGTCTTCTTCTTGAGCGCATACTGAAAATGAAAGAGTGGATGCAATTAGCAATGAAATTAATTTCTTCATAACTTATCCTTGAGATTAACTATGTCAGAAATACCAATTACTATGACCAGTGCGGGTGCGCAGCCTACGCCACCCAATGATTTGCTCGCGAATCTTATCACCAGAGTTGCTGAAAAAGTACCTGGATATACAGCCAACCTTCCGGCAGGACTTATTACAGACCTTGCCAGCACGGCAGTAGGGGCGCTGGCATTAATAGACCAGGCGCGGGTGGACCTTATTAACTCTGTAAGCCCATACGGCGCGAATATTCCGTTACTGATGCAACTCGGAAACATTTATGGAGCACAGAAGGGATTAAGTACAAATACGGCGGTATACGTGGTGTTTGAGGCGTTGCCGGGATTTGGTATCCCTAAAGGATTTGTGGTTGGAGACGGTAACTACCAGTATGCAGTTTCCCGCGATACGGTGGTGCCGGAAAGTGGGCAGACTGAGCCAGTTTACTGTGTGGCCACAACGTCAGGCTCATGGGCTGTACCGGAAGGGACCGTGACGCAGGTTATTACATCAGTACCCAAAGACCAGCCTGTAAAATGCACGAACCTTACCGCAGGGATGCCAGGTCAGGAGGCGCAGACGTGGGCATCTTACCGCGCCGAAGTCATGGAGTCCGGCATGTTTGGTGTGCAGGGAACACCGGATTGCTTTAAAGCGATGCTCAAATCAGTAAGCGGTGTGCGCGAAAACCTGATTTCTTTCCGGCAGTCGTCGCTGGGGAAATGGGTTGCGGTTGTTGGTGGCGGTGATCCGTATGACGTGGCTTATGCGATTTACAAATCTGTACCGGATATTTCGAAACTGACCAACGATGTAAGCAATCCATCCGGTGCGGCAGTGGAAAAACGCACGGTTTCAATAACCGTTTCGCCGGACGTTTATCAGGTACCGTTCGTTATCCCGTCATCACAAAACGTCATGGTGCTAATCACCTGGAACACGGTGTCTGATGATTATGTTGACCCGGCGGGTATTGCTATGGCTGTGCAGCAAAACGTTGCTGATTACATCAATTCAATTGAAGTCGGACACCCGATAAATCTTCTGCGTATCCAGGATATTTTTACCAGTTCCGTCAGGTTGCTGGTTGATGCGACGTTGATCTCAACAATCAGTGTGAGCATTGGTATTAACGGCCATATTGTTCTTCCGGCGAAAGACACAAGCCTGGTTTATGGCGATACCTATTCCTATTTTTCAACGGTGGCATCACAGGTTCAGGTCAACAAGTATGCAATATCTGACTGAGAAAATTCTCCCTGCTTATCCATTTGTGCAGTACAGAGATGATCCGAATGTTGTTGCGTTCTTTGATGCATACAATGAAATTGCTCAGGAATACCTCGATTCACTCAACAATCTGGCATTGCCATGCTGGACATCGGAATCAATAACCGGGCAATTGCTGGACTGGATTGCACTCGGGATTTATGGCGTTGAAAGGCCTTTACTACAGGTTTCCGAGGAGGCTATTGCACGCGGCGCATACGATACCATTGAATACAATACGATCCCGTATGCAGCAATGCGGAATTATGTTCCGGGGCAGGCATCGTATGTACCTGATGATTATTTCAAACGAATATTAACGTGGAATTTTTATAAGGCTGACGGTTCGCATTTCTGCATTGACTGGTTAAAGCGCCGTGTGGCGCGGTTCATTCATGGAAAAAACGGAATAGACCCGCCGTTGCAGCACACTTTTGATGTGAGCGTGACTGTATCGGACAGTGTTTTTTCTATTCAGATACCAGAATATGGTGATGGTATAGGCTATTTTCTGAAAGATGCCATTGACCAGAAATATGTAAAACTCCCTTTTATTTATTCCTATGCAACAACGGTGATTCAAAAATGATTCTTGGATTCGGCAATAACGTTGTTTCAGCACTGGCTGGTGATATCACCACGATTCAGACTGATATTCCGGTAATGCCCGGTACAGGGGCTAAATTTGCAAAATTGCTTTCTGCCGATTTTGAAAATAAATCGAACGAGCAACGCGTCTATGCAAAAATTACGCTTACCGATAATAAAGAGTCTGCATTTGAGATTTGTCACCTGGTATCGGTAAGCGGTGATGTGTTGAGAGTCATTCGTGGGCAGGAAGGAACAACCGCGAAAGGTTGGTCCCTTAATGACGTTGTAGCTAACTTTGCCACGCGTGGTTCGGAAAACTATTTCGTACAGATAGCGCAGCTTCAGAGCGGTCATTATATTGCGGGTGTTGCTGGTGGCACTGCAAACGCACTGACGCTGGAACTTCCCTCGACGTTTTTTGTTAATGGAGGTACAGACTGGACGCTACGAACTCCGATTATCGTTTTCCCCGTTCAGAACAATACCAACGCCGCGACGCTTCAATTAACACTAGGTGGAAAGGTTCTTGGTACGTTCCCACTTTATAAGGGGAACAAGTCCGAGCTGGTAGCGAATGATATCATTAAGGGTATTCCTTTGATTTGCCTTCTTGATAGCGAGAGAAGTTATTTCAGCGTGATAAACCCCGGCAATATCTATTCAGATTTTGATCTGCGATATGTAAAAAAATCCGGCGACACAATGAGCGGGAAACTGACACTGCCTCAGACTTCTGCATTTGGTGTAAATACAGAGAATATACTGGGCGGGAATTCACTTGCGATAGGTGAAGGGCAAACGGGTTTAAAGCAGGTATCAGGCACACTTTCCATATTTGTACAGGGAAATGAAGTTTTTTATCTGGAGGAGGATACCATTACCGCGATGGTGGATATTCTGCTCAATGGCTATTTGTCAGCGGATAAGGTGATGGTAGCCAGTAGCTCTGGCGGCTGGATTGATATGCGTAACCAGAGTGTTTTTCTTGGACGCAATCCGGTAAGCACAAACAGTGCCCAGGCTTTGTTGCGTCAGGATCATGCAGACAGAAAGTATTTCCTGGGGGGGTTGGGGAATAAGCAGTTCGGCATTTACATGATAAATAACAGCCGTTCAGATAATGGTACGGACGGGCAGGCGTATATGGACGAGTCGGGAAACTGGCTATGTGGTCGTCAGATTATCCCGTCAGACTACGGAAACTT